CTAATTATGGCAGGAACTTGTCCTGCTTCAACAGATGGTGTTACACACGCAACCATGATTATCGACCTCTGTGAGGCTCGTAAAGATTGTGTTGGTTTCATCTCTCCTCGTAGAGAAGATGTTGTTGGTGTGACTACTGGTGCTGCACAGACAACTAATGTTGTTGCGTTCTTCAACCAGTTGGCAAGTTCATCTTATGCAGTATTCGATTCTGGATATAAGTATATGTATGACAAGTATAACGATGTATATCGTTATGTTCCACTCAATGGTGACATTGCTGGACTTGCTGCAAATACTGATAATGTTGCAGAACCTTGGTTCTCTCCTGCTGGTTATAACAGAGGACAGATTCGTGGTGCTGTTAAGGTTGCATTCAACCCAACAAAGGCACAGAGAGACATTCTCTACCCTGCTAGAGTCAACCCTGTAATGACACAGCCTGGACAAGGAACTGTATTGTTCGGTGACAAGACTGCATTGGCAAGACCTTCTGCATTTGATAGAATCAATGTTCGTAGATTGTTCATTGTTCTTGAGAAGGCAATTGCGACTGCTGCTAAGTATCAACTCTTTGAGTTTAACGATGCATTTACTCGTGCTCAATTCAGAAACTTGGTAGAACCGTTCCTTCGTGACGTTCAAGGTCGTAGAGGTATTACTGACTTCTCAGTAGTTGCCGATGAGACTAACAACACAGGGGAAGTTATTGATAGAAATGAGTTTGTTGCAGATATCTACATCAAACCTGCTCGTTCAATTAACTTCATTACACTTAACTTTATTGCTGTTCGCACAGGTGTTGCGTTCAGTGAGATTGGCGGATAAGGAGATAAAAAATGGCTAGTATAGACGAATTTAAAGCTTTCCTTGACGGCGGCGGTGCTCGTGCCAATCAGTTTAGGGTTACATTAACAACTCCAACAGGAATTGCAACAGGTCTTCCGACTACAAATGCATCATTCCTTATTAAGACTGCGAGTTTGCCAGGGCAAACAATTACTGACATTCCAGTGAACTATAGAGGACGTATCCTTTATCTTGCTGGTGACAGAACATTTGAACCTTGGACAACTACAGTTCTTAATGACACTGACTTTAGTATCAGAAATGGTATTGAAAGATGGTTGAGTGGTATTAATGATTTGGAAACAAGTGTTGGAGTTACCAATGTGTCACAGTATACTGCTGACCTACTTGTTGAACAGTTGGATAGAGAGGAAAATACTCTTAAATCCTACACTCTTAGAGGGTGTTGGCCAACTGCGATTAACGCTATTGAACTGAATATGGATACCGTAAGTGATATTGAAACCTTTGACATTACTTGGAGATACACATATTTCTCCGCTAGTGCAGTATAATCTAATTTTACAAACCTACTAAATAGTAGGGTAAAATTAGGAGAACTATAGTATGGCTGAACTTTTTGGTTTCAGAATCACAAGGGCGAATCAGAGTAAGGGCAGTGATGGATTCACTGCCCCCTCTACTGATGATGGCACCTTAGACATTGTATCAGGCGGTGGGCATTATGCTTCCATCCTTGATATGGATGGTCGTGATCGTAATGAAATAGACTTAATCAGACGATATCGTGACATTGCACAACAACCAGAGTGTGATAGTGCAATTGAAGATATTGCGAATGAAGCGATTGTCTCTGATGAAAGAGGACAATCGGTATCTATTTCCCTTGACAGATTAGACCTTTCCCCAAACATTAAATCGAAAATCAGAGATGAGTTCGATGAAGTGTTGCGTCTGCTTGACTTTAATGCAAAAGGACACGACATCTTTAGAAGATGGTATGTGGACGGGCGTATCTATTATCATAAGATTATTGATACAAAATCCCCTCGTAAGGGCATTCAAGATGTGAGGTATATTGACCCTCGTAAGATTAAGAAAGTAAGGGAACAAAGAAAAGAAAAAGATCCAAAAACTGGTTTGGATTTAGTTAAAAAGATTGAGGACTTTTATCTATACAATGATAAAGGTATTGATCAAAACACAGG